ATTTACCGAAAACAATGATATTAAAAATTTACTATTAATTCAACAACAACAAATCATGGAACAACAAAAACAACTAGGAGAACAACAAAAACAATTAATAGAATTTGTCCCTAAAATAGGCAATATTACAAACAACAATACACTTATAAAACAAAATTTTAATATTAATGTGTTTTTAAATGAGCGTTGTAAGAATGCCATAAACATGAACGATTTTATAAAACAAATAAAATTAACATTGGAAGATTTAGATTTAACAAAAAACAAAGGTTTAGAAACCGGACTAAGTAACGCAATTATACAAACAATAAATAAATTATCCCTTTTTGAGAGACCGTTACATTGTACCGATCCAAAACGCGAAACATTATACATAAAAGACAACGACTTATGGGAAAAAGATAGCAATAAGACAAAAATAAAAGGGGCTTTACATAATTTAAATAAAGCACATTTTAAACTAATTCAAGATTGGATTGCCAAAAATCCCGATTTTAAAGAAAACGACGCAAAGCAAGACTATTTTGCTTATTTATTGAAAACATGCTCTGTTAATTTAAAAACAATTGATGATAAAATAATTAAGAAAATTTGTCTTTGTAATAATTTAAAGATCAATTTAAAAGAATTTGAAAATATTAATTATGATTAATATTTCAAATAATAATATACGCTTATATTAGTAGTTTAATATAATATGGATGGCAATTATGAGGATATGCCGAGGAACAAAGCACCTATTCAACAACCACCTAACGTACAAGCACAAGGAACTAATGGAAAAGCCGCAGCAGACGCAAAAGCTACTATGAAAGATGAAATGTTTAATAAGCTAAATTTATTAAAGCGATTTAGTCTAGCAATTGCAGTATTATTAAGAAGAATATATAAGGTAACAACATGGATTATGGATCTTTTTACCAAATTAAAAGCAAAACTTTTAGATACGCTAGGAAAGGCTTCTGGAAAATTTAAATTAAATATCGATAGAGTAACTTATAATAAGCCTTTACATGCGACAAATGTATTTCCTGGTATATTAACTGGTTTAATTGTACTATTTTTACTACTTTTTTTATCATGGGTAAGTATACAAGAATTTTTTAAATGGATATCAGCTGGTTATATTGACTTACCAGATTTACCGTTTTCATTTAACAAAAATGTAACACAAGTAGTATATTCTTTATTTTTTGTAGTTACAAGTATTTATTTAATATTTTATTTATTGATTGATTATTTACCCAGAATTAAAGACGAATTAGATGTAATTCAAATATTTAAACAATTAATTGGATCGTTGTATATATTATGGCCTATTGCTGTAATCGTAGTGGGTTCTATAATTGCAAAAGCATTTTATAAAATGTCGTGTGGACAAAATAAACCCAATTTATTAAAGTTTGCTAAAATAGTGGAGTCGTCACTATTATTTATATTAGGTATATGTGTATTGATTATGGTTATATTATTAATACGTCCAATTAAGTGGATATTACTCAAAATTCCTGGTTTATGCAATATTATTGAAAAACTTAAGAGTTATACAGCAATAATTATAAAATTTATTGTAATTTATATATTATTGCGATTAATAACATTAATGGTTGAAGATGTTGGTTCAGATAAGTTAATATTTTTTATTGGTGTATTGAATAAAAAAATAGAACCTCCACCTGTAGATTGTAATATTCCTAAAGATAAAAAACAAACCAGCAAGCAGATTTTTATGGAAAAAATATATAACTATATAATAGGAATAATTGTATGTATATTACTAATATTTATTATAGTTCTTCAAGTTCCACATCCATTTATGGCTATAACTAAGAAAATAGATTTTACTGTTGGTCTAGCATTAAAAAATTTAACAGTTAGAATTACTAATTTAATAAGTGAAAATAATTGTGATACTGATAGATGTTATGGGTCTGGAATAGGTAATAAAACAGGGAACAAATCAGGAATGTTTTCAGGTATGGCGTCTAAATTTAGCGGAATATTGGGGGATAAGGTTGGTGCGTTAACTAATATGACAGGTAAGTTATCAGACATGAAGACTAAATTTAACGGAATAATGGGGGATAAGGCTGGTGTGTTAAGTAATATTACAGGTGCTATGGGCCAAAATATGCCCGCTATTATGGGCCAAAATATGCCCCCTGCTATGGGCCAAAATATGCCCGCTATTATGGGCCAAAATATGCCCGCTATTATGGGCCAAAATATGCCCGCTATTATGGGCCAAAATATGCCCGCTATGGGCCAAAATATGCCCGCTATTATGGGCCAAAATATGCCCGCTATGGGCCAAAATATGCCCGCTATTATGGGCCAAAATATGCCCGCTATTATGGGCAATCAACTACAAGGAGCTATGTCTTCTTTTATGGGCAATCAAAGTCCTGGCAATCAAAAGCTTGCTAATATGGCTTCTAATGGTATTACAAGTATGCTAACTAATTCTGGACAAGGATCCAAACAACCATTTGGAGATGTAAGAAATCAAATAAGCACAGGTATTGGCTCAGCTTTAACTAATAAATTAGGATTAGGACCCGTTATGAAAGCAGCAACACCAATAGCAACTGCAAGACCAGTAAAAGCAGCACCATCAGCACCAGCAAAAGCAGCACCTTCAGCACCAACAGCCTCAAAAAATAAATAGTTAAATCTAAAATTTTTATAATGTATTAAAGTAAAAATTTTAGAATTAAAATGATGATCCAAATGAACCTCCTAAAGCACCATTGGCAGCCATAGGCTCCATTGTTTCCATAAATGCGTTTTGCATAGCTTGGCCTTGATAATTAGTTCCTCCATTCATCATATTAGGGAGTGCATCAATCATAGATATATTATTTTGAGCAGGCAATTGATTAGCCCGAGGAGCCATTAAAGTATTGTCTAGTGTGTCCGCTCTGCTAACTTGATGAATTCCGGGTGTAGCAATACCTTGCTGCACTTTTGCATTTCCATGATTACTTGCACCAACAAGTGGGCTTTTACCATTCCATAATTCCATTGCTCTACTATAGAGAATATTGATTTTTGCTCCTAATTTTGTTTGCATAGTTATAATTAAGATCAATGTAGGAATAATGAAACTTATTTCATTAAATTTGGAATAAGGCACCTTACTGTATGTAGGAAAGTAGCGGGTAATTTTATCAATAAAAAATATTGCTATAAATAATATACCTAATTGAAGTATTATTTCAAATAATAATTCTAAATTATCCTTTTTATCATTGTCTTCAGGAATATATTCTTTCACAAATTTCAATAATAATATAACAGGAATTAGAGAGAATATAAGATATTGTAACATATTAAATAAAACGGCTTTGTTATCACTATCAAAGTTAAAAACATAATAGAAGAAACCGGATGGGCTAAGTCTATTAGTGCTTCCGCCGGTCATTAACATTTGATTATCCATAGGCTCCATAAATATTATTATATATATAATTTAAAAAAAATAATATTATTTCTAAATAATGTTATTTCTAAATAACATAAAACATTTAAATAAATAAGATAATTAAGATAATTAAGATAATTAAGATAATATGTTATTTATTTAAATTTAAATAAATAATTGTAATAAATAACATACTATTTATTATGACCTGTTATAGTTATAAAATATTAAATAATAGTACAAAACCCATTCTTAGCAATGTTGACGTGGTTCTTATATTAGCAATGGAAGACGACAACAGATTTAATGAAGACCCTTTTTTATTAAATCTTGCCAAAAAAACAATAATTCAATATAATAAAGGATTTAAAAAGTGTAGCAAGCCATCAATAATTAATAGTCCAAAAAATGATATAGTCCATGCATATTATACAGCTTTTAACTACTTAAAACCATACAATAATGTAATTATTTTAGAAGATGATGCACAAGTTATAAACAATGATCCATTAATTTATGAAAAAATCGATGCATTTATTGCTACAACAAATTTCAATATTTTCACATTTGGTTCATTTGGACTATTTTCAAAATATAATGACGATTTTTTCAAGTTAGACCATCATTTTTTTGGTGCAGCTCAAGCAATAATATATTCACATGATGCAAGAAGTAAGTTAATAGAAGATATTAGCTTATCTAATTTTAATAAAGGCCATATAGATATTACATATATAGGAAACTTACCAAACAAATTCACCTATAAATATCCGCTCATTATTCAGTTGTTTCCTAAAACAAATAATAAAAATTCGTGGTTTGCTAATGTTTTTATTTTAAGTCTTACTAATTTTTTAATAACATTATTTAGATTAGATAATAGCGTAGATAGTTGGTTTTTATATTATGTTATATTTACAAATTATATATATATTGTAAAAATTTTATTGTTGTTGTTGTTAATAATAACAATTAGCACGTTTTATTTTCATATATAATAATAGTTAATTTAGTTTAAACTTATATTGTTTAATATATTTAATATAAAATAATAAATTTTATATGAAAGTATTAAACCCTATAGAGACTAATGAAGACATTAAGGAAGACATTAAGGAAGACGTTAAGGAAGACGTTAAAGAAAACATTAAGGAAGACGTTAAAGAAAACATTAAGGAAGACGTTAAAGAAGACGTTAAAGAAAACATTAAGGAAGACGTTAAAGAAAACATTAAGGAAGACGTTAAAGAAAACATTAAGGAAGACGTTAAAGAAAACATTAAGGAAGACGTTAAAGAAGACGTTAAAGAAAACATTAAGGAAGACGTTAAAGAAAACATTAAGGAAGACGTTAAAGAAAACATTAAGGAAGACGTTAAAGAAATAAATTCAAATAAAAAGGTTGACTATTCATATTATAGGAAATTTATAAGACTAATTAAACCTATATGTTTGCAAACACTAATTATGATAGTAGTGCTATTATTATATATTAATTTATACAGTGGTGATGTTTATGATTTCATAATATACTTTTGTTTTGGTCTACTTATTGCAGTAATGTTTATTGCTACATTTATGCTGATTACAAAGTATAATTTAATATCAAATAAAAATCATATTATAAAATTAAATCAGCATAAATATTTATTAAATTTTTGTAATAAATTTTTAGATTTAAGTGATGAAACTACCGTTAAATGTATTGCATTTTGCAGTATCACCGGTCATATAATATTGCCAATAATTGCATTTATTTATGTTAGAAAATATATCAAACGTGCTAAGAAAACAAATAATGCTTTCTTAATCTCATTTATATTATTTTGTATATGGGGGATTTATAACATATATTTTGTTGATATTATAAAACTATATAATAAAGGATTAAAAACAACTGAAACAGAAAGTACTACAGCAATTATTTCAATAACAATAACATATAGTGGCTTATTATATTACTTTGAAACAATAAAAAATGAAAAAGCCGATTTATTAAGTAAATTAATAAATAAATAATATTTAAATATACTTTAATATAATATATTAAAGTATAGTTAAATGTTAAAACGGTGTTGTGAGGCAAATAAGTATAGACATAACAAATATAATGAAGAAAATCAATATTTAAATTTATTAGATGATATATTAGCAACGCACAACAATCAAGAAGGTAGAAACGGGAAAACTTTATCTATTTTCGGTTCTACAATGCATTTTACATTAGAGCATAATAAAATTCCTATTATGACCACAAAAAAGGTAGCATGGAAAACATGTTTACGTGAATTATTATGGTTTATTAAAGGAGATACAAACAACAAGCATTTAAAGGAGAAAAATGTCCACATATGGGATGAAAACGGGTCACGACAATTTTTAGATGGGCGCGGACTAAGTAAGTTTATGGAAGACGATTTGGGTCCAATATACGGCTTTCAATGGCGTCATTACAATGCCAAATATATTGATTGTAATAGCGACTATAGCAATAAGGGTATTGACCAGTTAAAAGAGGTTATTGAGTGTTTAAAAGATCCAGAAAAACGGAATTCACGAAGAATGATTATTACTGCATGGAACCCGTGTCAACTTGATATTATGGCATTACCGCCGTGTCATATTTTTATGCAATTTAATGTAACAAATAATAATAAATTAAGCTGTGCCATGTATCAGCGCTCCAACGATGAGGCATGTGGAACATGTTTCAATATTGCATCATATTGTTTTTTAACTCACTTATTAGCAAAGCATTGTGATCTTGAGCCTTATGAATTTTTATATTATAAGGGTAATTGCCATATATATGAGGAGCATATTGACAACATTAAAATACAGCTACAGCGTGAGCCTTTTGAATTTCCAACTTTAGAAATTATAAATAAGCGTGAGCATATTGAAGATTATGTAGAAACCGATTTTGTTGTTACTAATTATAAGCATCATGATGCTATAAAATATATTATGAAACCATAATAGCAAAATAGCTATTATACAAACAAATAACTTATTATTATATTATTATTAAATAATAAAATAATAATATAATAATAATAATATAATAATATAATATAATATAATATAATAATATAATAATAATATGGTTTAAAAAATAGACATTACTATATTGTAAATATGTCAACATCCGCTTTAGCATCCGCGCGAAGAAGGCGAGCAACAAATGAAACCCAAGTAGCACAAGTTAGTAATAATGTACCTACTAATGGTTCAGCTGCTAGACCAGGTCAAGTGGCTAGTCCAAGAGAACAAGGCCAAAATCAAACATTAACGCCTTTACAAATATTACAAATTCATGATATAAAATTAAAAGAATTAGAGACGTTGGTTATGGATTTTACAGATGAAGATGCATTATCGAAGTTTGTAGATGAAAAATTTGATAGTTTGTTACTTTCTAAAAACGGGACGCCTAATAATCAAAGCCAAAGCCAAAGCCAAAGCCAAAGCATGTCATTGTATGAGGAAAAATTACAAATGTTTGAGAAGCATTTAGAACAAAAAATAGAATTGCAAAATAATAAAATAGATGAGTTTAAGGTAGCAATTAGAGAATTAATAAATAATATTAAGGAAGACAACAATAATATAATGAAATATATTAATAGTAATATTCAAAATCAAATAACAAGTAATAATAATTTATTAAATGATAAACTAGGACAAAATTGTGAAAAAATGAATAATTTTGATAATATATTGAGAGAATTTAACGAGTTAAAACTATTAGTGATCAAATCTCAAACTATGTCTTTAGAAATGTCAAATAGTGTTAATAAGCTATACGAGCAGTGTAATTATAATAGCACAAAAGCAAAGGCTATCGAAGAAGATGTTGCATTATTACATAATAAAAAGCATACTAATAGTAGCAATATTATGCTACAATCATTATTAAACGGATCACTGTTTAATTCTGGAGAGTTAAAGCCTTTTGCTTTTAATGTTGATGGTCTAGATTGTGGTGATTGTGGCAATTGTGACAATTGTGGTGATGTTGACGGAGAAAACACTGATTTAGATGAAATTAAGAAATTAAATATTGATTTCAACAATAATGAGTTATTATTAAGTGAAGAGCAAATAGAAGATTTATTAAACATAACACCCGCTAATTCGAATATTAGTATTCATGAAATAATTACAAACGATGAAACAACAATTAAAGTAGAAGAGCCGGTTCCAGAAGCGCCACAAACCGAGGAGCCAGTACCTGAAGAGCCATTACAAGAAGAGCCACAAACCGAGGAGCCGGTACCTGAAGCGCCAGTGCAAGAAGCGCCAGTACCAGAAGAACCAGTACAAGAAGAGCCAGTAACATAATAAACAAAGCCATAATAAAAATTAATATTATTTATTTATTTTTATGTTAAAATAAAATAAATAATATGTAATTAATCAATAATAGTAATGCTAATAATAATAAATTTATTAATATGTTGTGTTGTGTTGTATATATACATACATATATATAAACATAATAAAACAAGCAATTATTTAGAATTATATGAGATGGAAAACCTATCAAAAGAAAAATTGGAAGACGTAATAGAATTTAAACAGCCTTTACTATTGAATAATTATTATTTAGCCAAAAATATTAGCATGAAACATATGGATCATAATTATATGTTATTTAATGTAAATTTATATAAAAATAACAGCAATAATTTATGCAAGATAACTTTGCAGGATTATTACAATATTATAAGTAATAATAACACTACAAATTTTTTGAGTTACAATAATGAAGAATTTTTACAAGAAACAGTAATCGACAAAATATTGCGCAATAATGATATATTTTTTAGACCACCTAATGTGTGTAGTAAAAATTATGACATTATTATGGGAGCAAAAAATAATAATACAAGATTAAAATACAGCATACACAATCGTAATTTATTATATGTATCAAGCGGACTAATAGAGGTAACATTATGTCCACCAAAATATTATAAAAATTTGCATGTTAAAAAGAATTATGAAACCATGGAGTTTTACTCACAAATAGATATTTATAATGTAGAAAGCATTTATAAGAATGATTTCAACAAAATCAAATTTTTAAGACTAACTTTAGGGTTAGGACAAGTCCTTGTAATACCGCCTTATTGGTTTTATAGCATTAAATTTTTAGAAAAACATTCATTTGTTTTTTTAAATACTTATAATACCTATATAAATATGATTTCTATATTACCTTATTTATTTATGCAAATATTGCAACTAGGTAATATCAAATTAAATGTAATAAAAAATAATTATTGCAAAGGGCAGCATGAAGAAAAAGAACTTAAAGAAGAAAGCATAGAAAAAGAACTTAAAGAAGAAAGCAATACAAAAGAACTTAAAGAAGAACCAATAGAAAAAGAACTTAAAGAAGAAAGCATAGAAAAAGAACTTAAAGAAAAAGAAGAAAGCAAAGAATAATAATATTTTTATCTAAACATAAACATAAAAATATAATAATAAACAAGTCTAATATTTTAGTTAGTCTTATATGTTGTTAAATAAATATAAAATAGTTTCAAATATATCCAATGGTGAATTTGGAGTAGTTTTAAAAGTAGCATATAATGACAAATTTTATGCACTTAAATATGGACCTAAAGACTTAATCAAATATGAAATACAAATATACAAACAACTGCGATCAGTTGCCAATATTTCACCATTACATGATGTATTTGAGCACAATAATGAACTATGTATGGTACTAGATTTATATGCCATGAATTTAGTAGATTATAAAGTAAAATGCTATAATAGTGAAAATTATTTTGAGAGAACTATAAATATTATAAAAGAATTAATAATTATAATTAAATCACTTCATGAAAATAATATAGTGCATAGAGATCTAAAACCAACTAATGTATGTTTGGATAATAATTATAAGTTATATTTAATTGATTTTGGTATTTCTAAAATATATAGGCACAACAACATTCACAATAAAGAAACACAAATAAAATCAGTAATAGGATCTATAAATTTTTCAAGTTTAAATATTTTAAATTTAATAGAGCCCTCTCGTAGAGACGATATAGAAGCATTATTATTTATTTTATTTTACTTATTAATAAACAACGCTAATTATGTTAGATATGACAAATTAAGCGCACATGAGAAGAAAAATATAGTTAGTTTACTAATATTTTTACAGGATAACACTAATAGTATACTTAATAATAAAACTATAAATTATAGTTTAATCGAAAAACTGTTCAATTATGTAAGACGACTAAAATATGATCAGGCCCCAAAATACGACTATATTACAACATTAATAAATGAAAGTTTTGTAACAAATTAACTACTCAAAAATACATAAGTAGATTGTAATATTTTATTGACTTCATCATAAACATCATCATTTTCTATGTTGGGAAGAAAGTTTATTGAATTAAAAATGGATATAGAAATATAGGAAGGTATATATGTCATAGTAGTTGGAAAATTATCCGAATTTAGTATTAATAAAAAAATATAGCATATATTTTTAAAATAATAAGTATAATAGTTTTTCCATCTACAATTAATATATTTATTATGTTTTATTAAAAAGTTTAATATATTTTCTAATTCAATAAGCGTTATAACATTACATCTAATATTTGAAAAATTGTTGATCTTATAGGCTTTATTATATAAACATTTGTGTACGTAATGCGCTCTATTTATTTTAGTATTGTTACTGTTATTGCTATTATTGCTATTATTGCTATTATTGCTATTATTGCTATTATTGCTATTGATTTGCAATATATTAATTTGTAAATCGCGTGGTAATCTATTAAATATATTTCTTAAATAACGTCTTATTTTATAACCCCTATACACTTTTTGGATTATAATCATTTTAGTATTATATAATAATTTGGCATGATTTATGCATAATAAATTATTGGATAA